AAGGAGGATTCCCCTTTTTTATATATAATCTTCCCCAATAAAATGTAATAATATATATAACCTACCCACAACAATATATTCTATCGCAATCAATTTATAAAACACATACAACATAATATTACAAATTACTTTATAAAAATATATAATCCTATTCGTAAAATATATTTAATCTCATTCAATTTATAACAATACCATAGAATAATAAATCAAAATATATTTCATGTTCTTCACATCATAACAATATCATAGTTTAATACACACCAATTATATACCAAACAATTTTAAAGATATATACTACTTCTTCAATCCACAATAGAAAAAACTCAATCCAACAAAGTGATTATACTATCCTTCATTCCTTATATATTTTTCCGAACCTATTGCATTGCCGATCCAAACATGCTATACTATAGGCGTGGTCAAGGGAAGCCAACCACAATTCGGGCGGCGGCCGTAAAACGTACGAAAGGTAATACTATGAATTACAAAACAGCTTACAAGAAACTCAATCAAAATGACGTGATTGATGAAATTATCAACCGTGAAGTTGGGAACGGAGCAACCCTTGATATTGTGAAATACCATATCATTGAAGGTATTAACTATTACATTGATTTCACAAAAACATCAACCTTTAAAGGTATGACATACGGACATGAAATCCGCTGGCTTGTCACCGACGATGAAAAATTACACCGCCGCATTGTTAATGCGGTATGCAAGGCACTTGCGCAAATTGAGATTGAAGAATGTGCCACATATGCAAAACAATTACAGTACATGATTGATATTCAGCGGGAAGTCTGAAATAAAAGATAAGCTGTCCTATCTGGCTATACGGGGGAGATAGTGGGGATAAAATGAAACTTGGCTATTTTTTCATCTTTATTATAGGAATATTTTTCCTTGTAATAACAGGCGGTATCCTTCTTGGCCGCTTTAACATCGGTCACATACCCGAAATTGTAATTTATATATGTGCAATATGCACGTCATCACTTATGACTATTACAGCACTACTTTTTATGGGGGTGATAGGCAAATGAGTAATGTGGATTTAATTAATTGCATTTTCTGTATATTACTTTTGGTGATAGTGCGTAAAATGTTTAGTAATTTTGACTTAGGTAAAGTTTCAAAATTTGTGCTTTATATATGCGCAATTTGCTTATCAATTTTATTAGTATTTTCATTTCTTTTATGCACGGAGGTAATATGAAAAATGAATATATTGTTTTCAATTTTAATTACCATTGCCTTTGGGCTTGGTTTGCCGTGGGTGGCAGTAGGTTTTTACTTTTACATGCTACACGGTGAAGGAAAAGTCATGATGTCAGTCGGCACACTTTTAGTTGCACTTGGAATTATTGGAATTATTTTAATTTAAGGAGGAACAATAGAATGAATAAAACTCTTAACTTAATTAGTAAACTTTCCAATCCTTCAACATTCTTGCTTGTTTGGCGGAATGACAATTTGGATGAACATTATTGCCAATTTATTCGCGATAAGGATTATGAAACGGCGGAATATTCTGTTTTGCAGATTCTATCTAAAACAGGAATTAACAATGCTATTTTGTATAAATCTGCTGTAAAGCTCAACAACACAAACAAACAACATGTTTTTCGGGTTTATGCACCAATTGCATTTTATAATGGTGATAAATATAAACTCGCCAAACTGAAAGGCTGTGATACAGCACCAATTGAGATTTGGAGCAACGAAAAATCACATTGGCAGGCCGAATTTATAAAAATATCGTCATTGGAATGGGATGAAATGAAAACTGCACTTTATACAAACTTTGATAGAGTATACGGGAGGAACAAATAAAATGAAAGTTTATAAATCAAAAATCATGGGAATGATTTCAAAAAACGCTGTTAAAGCCCGCAAAGTTAAGCGTGGTACCATTGAAAGATATGGATCAGCAGGTGCATTTTTTGAGATTGAGCGCGGAAAAGTAACCTTTGTTCAAGGGAAGTATGCTTTGGAATCAAACATTTCAACATCTGTTTCGAACGATGCAGAAACGGGAATTTATCGCTGTAATGATGAATTATCCATTAATGCAGGACTTATGTTTGAAATTGATAATTTCGGTAACGCTGTTCAAAATAATTTAAGACAAGATGACGCTTTTGAAGTGTTAAATAAACCCTGCAATTATCATGAGTTGATTTGTATGGATAGATCCAATGATCCGAAATTTTCAAGATTTGATAGAAAATTATTGCTTGAGATTTTATCATATTTCGATGGGGATACTATTAAAATTCGTTTAATTGAGAATGTTGGAGGAGGTTATAAATATTTGCAAATTCAAGATTCATTCTCAAGAGCAATATTGATGCCGATGAAAGACATAGATTAAATAAGTAAACCCTAATAAAACGCAACAGGCCGTATCTTATAACAGATACGGCCTGTTGCGATCTTAAAACTAAGGAGGCAAGAAAAAATAATATGCTGAAAGACTTTCCCTTTGCACAATGCTATTATAGCACACATCATTTCATCTTGCAACCGTTTTTGCCAATTTACTAAAATATATTATGTGTACACAATATTATTATCGTTGTCAATTGTGCAAGTATGGAGTGTTGCAGTTTCATCATATCCGATGAAAGTTAACTTTGTTGGTGTGATTATCGTATTTCGCATGATAAAGATTGAATCACGATTATTTTCTGAACTATACTTTACATCAACAACTGCACCTCTTGTTATATTAAGGTAAATTGTGGAAAATGTGTTATCAGCGGTAAGCGATCCATCAACATTTTTTACAATTGATACATGTACAAATTTATTGTCGGTATATTCCTTTGCACTTGCAAGGTTCGTTTCATCCTGTGTATCTGCATATGTTTTCGCCGCCGCAAGTGTTTCGCCGCATTTCGTATTAGTATATATTGTTGCCGCTTTTTGAACCGCCGCATCTTGTTTATCAGTATATTCTTTCGCCGCTGTCAACATTGCAGTATCCTGTGTATCTGCATATGTTTTCGCCGCCGCCAATGTTTGTTCGGAAACATTTCCTACATATTCTACGTTTGCGGCAAGTTTGCGACCGCTTGCCGCTGTTGCTGTTGGCACTGTAATTCCGCTGTCGGCGGTAATTAATTTATAAAATCTCGTTGTTTCGTGAAATTCAGTAAACTTATTAAAATCAACGATATTATTAAAAGTTACTTGTTCTTGAAACGTTGTATCGTGATCCTCTGTCGCAAAACTATATTGAAATGGAGTAACACTTTCATCTGGGCGAATGGATACTATCATTTCGTTTTTACCATCAATATGCAAAAAATTGATAGCATTATTGGACGCATAAAAAGGTAAAAATATTATTGTTTCATCGTTTTTTATTGTAAGAAATACAATCCCCTTTTTCATTCCCTCTGCAATTTCAGCGAAAGTTTTATTCGCTTTTATAGGTCTTACTGTAAGATCAAGCTCAACCCACATAACAGATAATTTATCTGCATCAAGCTCATTTATCGCCTGTGCAAGATCCTCAATATCGCCGTGATTTGCGTTTACACCGTCAACGATAACATTTATATGATACAATATTTTCCATAACACTTCCAAAAACGATAAATTACCGTCAAGTACGCAAGGAATTACAGGCGCATAAACCGAATTAAGCGGAATATTAACCTTTTCCAATTCTTTATCTTTTATATTAATCATTACATAAACCTCCAATTAATATATATTCATGAAACATACTTCAAGCTCATCGAATATCATTTTATTAATATTTATAATTGTTTCTCTAAACTCAAGTAACATTGCACTGAATGTTGCGCTATTTCGTTTTCCAATAACATGATTTATATATTCATCAGTATTATTGAAGTTTTCTGTTTCGTTACCTGTCGTTCGGCCTGTGTTTTCGGTTCGGCTTGTTGCGTTCCCGTACGTTTCGCCGTGATTTTCTTCACTTAAATCTTGCGTTGTACTTGAATTGCGCTTATTTTCATTTGTTCCGTTGCTTGTATTATTACTGGTTGTTTCGGCGGTATTTGTTCCGTTTTCTCTTGATTCACTATTATTTGCGGTATTATTTGATTTTTTACGATAATTTGTTAAATAATAATTATCGTTAACACCGTTAACGCCGCTCACGCTTGTTTGTGGTGTGTCGCTGTATGCGTCCGTATCAATGCCGCTAATATTTGATTCAGCGCTTGTGTTTCGGCTTGTATTTTCAGTAGTTGACGCTGTTGCTGTTGCTGTGCTTGTTGCTTTTCCATTGTCAGTGATATTTTGATTTTCAGTGTTATTTCGATTTATATTATTATCAGCTACTGTATTTTGTGAGCTTTCCGCGTTTATTGTTGAGCTTGAATTGCCGCTGTTTACAGTATTTTTTTCACCGCCCTGTGATCCATGATGTTCTTCCGTATAATCAACATCGTTCAGCGGGTTAAACTCAAGCATTGCACTTTTATAAAGTTGATTATAGTACGGCATAATTTCACGGAGTTTTCGTGCAAGGTAATAATTAAACAGGCCGTATGTTTCAGCGCCAATTTCACGCATATAAAAATGAAAAAGTATTTCATGTTCTAAAACATTGCGGTATGATTCATCATATATCGGATACCTAAAATTAAATATTTTAGGTTGCGCCGCTGTAATAATTTCATCTATTGTTTTTTCGTTTAATTCGGCGGGCGTGAATCCGCTTTGTACTTCGCAAATATAACGCAATTGTGACGTATAATTACTCATTTTTTATCACCTCTTCATTCTTTCGGTCTATTTCGGCAAACTTAACTTTAATGTTTAAGTTAAACATTTTATTAATTTTCGCTACCGCCTCTTCGCGGGCCTTCAACCGTGTTAAACGTGCGATCTCAACGCCGCCGAAATTCGCCGTAACTTCATCAGATACCAACCTTTCCTTTTTATCGGTGTTGGCATTATCTATTCCGAAATATGTTAAGCACTCACTGATTATTTGTCGTTTTAGTATCTGTAATTTATCGGCAATATAGGGAGTTGTAACATCAAGAACATTTATTTCCGATAAAGTGCTTAACCCTTTTGTGCCGAATATGAAGGGAATATTGCCGTCATACTGTCGGAAAAGGTTCTCCATTGTGAGTCGTTGACTGTCTTCAGTCAATATAATTTTCGGCGTTTTTTGGCCTTTTACATTAACATCGATAATCCTTTCACATTCCGAAATACGTTTTGCATATGAACGCAAAGCCAAAATTTCATTGGAACGTGTCGAATTATTCCATATTATAACTGAATTTTCATTACTTAGGCTTTTATTACGATAATTTACAGCGGGCGAAAATGCTACTCGCTTAAAAGGTTCACGGTATATATCAGATGTTGAACTACTGTAAAATTGAAGAACAACAAACTGCTCTAAATCTTCATCGTAATAAAACAGTGCTTTTCCGTCAAAGCACAATATCAATTCAATAAATCTTGCATCAATTTCTGGCGGCAAATTCTCATATTTAATACCCGCCATTGCAATTTCCGTAATACGGTTGAACCAAAAATTATACGATTCAATATTTTCTCGTTCAGCTTCTTTTCGGAAACGCTGTGTTATACTCATACTATTTCGTATCACTTTAAACCTCCATCATTCCAATGGTTTATTACGAATTTTATAATTGCCTACGTTTGCGTTATCAACCCAAAACGTAATACCTTTATCAAATATCTGTGCAATTTTAGCTCTTGCGGCGGCATTGCAAGCGTCATATTCGTTATTTGCACTGGCCCGCACAACACAACCTTTAGTTTGTATAAAAGTAAAATTTTCCCTATTATGTATTGCAGGAGTTTCAACCTTATGTATCGCATAACCATAATGCGTAAAATAATCATCGATAATTTTCACATAATCATCACGCGGCCGCAATATAAAACCATGAAACACTTTTTCTCCAAGTGTAAAAAGTGCAGTGCCTGTTATATTACCACTTACTTTAGGGGGAATTCGGCTTGCTTTATCAACATCAGCCAAAATGTGACCAACGGAAGTCGCACCGCTTACAATCATACCGCCGCCAATCGGCAATGCCGCTCCACCAGATCCGCCCGCAATAATGCCGCCGCCTATAATTTGTCCTGCCGCTAAAGCACTTGATAATACTAAATTTCCTGTATTTTGTGCAAGATATGTTTTAAATGAATCACTTACCCATGCACATTGTGGAAAGCCTGTCATAATACACATTTCCGTATAATTTTCTGCCGACCCCTTATAATTAACAGGAATTGCGCTTACACTTTGTGTCGGTGCTAAGTCACTTTCAATGTTAAATTTAATACTGCCCATCCCATCACCTGTGGTACTGTCATCAAAATCGTACATTTTACCTTCCGAACCCGTTGAAACATAAAGACAATAAAACGGTGCAGTGAAAAGTTTATTGTTTTTTACACCCAATCCTAAAAATTTCGGATTCCGTTTTATTTCCCACGTTCGTACAGTTGATTCACCTTCCAATTCACGCGGCGAAAGAGAAATTGAAACAACACCTTCCACTTTATCAGCATGATTTTCTACAATATCCTTTATTTTTATGGTAGCATCCAGTAGCCATGACGCACCCGCGTTTGTTATGTGAATTATGCCTATTTCCTTTCGTGAAAGTGCGGAATACATACCCTTCACTAAACTTCCACCAGTTGGTTCATATGTGTCGGGATTAAAACTGGAATACATTATAACGCTCCAGTCTGGGCCGAACGGTGCTTTACTTTCGCTGTCAACAACGTATTCACCGATTGATATATTTTCCTCCACACGGTTTGAGCCTACCCAATCTTCATAAACATGATTTCGTTCAATCCAACATGCGGGAATTTCACAATACAGTCTAAAGGACTGGATAACATCTATTTCAAATTCTATTTCGCAACTGTTATCACTTAAATAAAAGATATTCTTTATAAAAGCATAAAACCAACGATTCAAATAACCAGTATTTTGATAGCGTAAATAATTACAACCTATCAATGTGTCGGCTGTAAACGGCAAACGAATTCTTCCGTTTTCCTTAACATACATTGCTTTATCCGCGCTGTGTACTACCCATTGCGCAAAAAACGCGTTTTGAGCGCTCACACTTTCAAAATAAAGTGTATGCTCATAATTAATATCAATGTTTATGTTATTAAATAATTGTATTTTTGAATTTGGGCTTGGTGCTAACATTGTTTTACGGCGGGCAATAGTAAACTACTACCCGCCTTTCCCCTCTCTAATTGATACAATGATTTTGCAACCGTCATAAATGTCGGTCACAATATTTTATTAACCCCTGTGAACAGTAATTGTTGCGCTACCTACCTTTGAAGGATTTTCGTTTGAATTTGCATTAAGTGACAGCGTTGTTGCGGTTTCATCTGCACCGATAAATACCGTTCCGCGCACGTCAACATATGTTTTACTTGAATTCGCTCCCTTAAGCGTCCATTTTACAGTTTTATTAAAGAAACCTGTTCCGCTTACAACCGCATTAAACGATATCTCACTATTCGGGACAACCGTTGCACTTGCGGGCGAAATGGTAACGCTGTTAACCGCCGCCACACTATCGCTGAAAGTTGCAGCAGGCGCAAAAGGCGAAACGCTTATAATTTTCCAACAATGAAGGAATGCATTAGTATACAGCCCATCGGGGTTGCGAATATCTTCCATAGTAATCAGTCGGTCATATATCTGGATAAAATCATCATCGATAATGACGGCGGGAATCTCAGCAAGTTCCTCAAGCTGAGAATCTGTAATTCCTTTAATCTTTGCGCTTGTTACATTTCCGTTTGCGTCATATGTAATATTTTCGCACGTTTCGGGAGCGCATTGTGCAAGGCGGTTTATATCAATATCGCCGAACGAATCTACCATAAGTCGCTTAGACAAAAACTCGGCTTTATCCATGTTGAAGGCCGCCGCCAAAACGTTCACATCCATTGCCGCATCAAAATCAGCGGTAACAATAACAGTTTGGTTTACATGCTGTGAGTGCGTTTTTACACCTGCAATATTGTAATCTGCCGTCATAAACTTCATTTTATTGGAGGTTGCCTTAATTTGAGTAACAACGGATTTAACATTGGCATCTGTCGAAATTGCAGGGACTGAAATCGCCTTAATATTGCCGTTTACAATATTCAGCGCAATAAGGTATTTCATGATATTAAATTCATCATAATTGCTTGCACTCACGAGACTTTCGTATATTTTTTCAATGAGTGAATACAGACCGTTTTCGCTTGTAAACGCTGCTGACAAATCTTCATTTGAAATTGTAGCAGGATACTTCACTTGATAGTTTACAACATGGAATGCGGCACGAATATCGGGAATGCGTCTCTTAAAAACCGTTTCACTTGAAATATTCGGGTTATAAAGCTCCGCATTTGCAATATTAACAAAAATCTCTTCAATCGTTTCACCCAAAGACAAAACACCCTTTTTGAGACTTTCCCAAGGGTTATTGTACATTTTACTTGTTACTGTGACAAGTATAATTCGGTTAATGAGATCCGTTGCGAATGCATTGCGCAAATTAGGAGAATCCATAATAATTTTACCAATTGCGCGAATAGAATCCGCATCCGTTGCAGTGAACGGAATATAATTCTTATAGTTTGTTGAAAAACCTTCGTTTATAATTCCGTTGATAACATCTTTAGATACATTCGTCAATACATAATTTTTGGGTCTTGTAGGCATGTGTTTATTCCTCCGTAAACAAATCTTTTATTTTAATTTCCTTTTTTTCCTCTTCGTTTTCATCTTCCGCAAGATTTTCGCCTTCGTCACCTTCACCGAAAAAACGCTCTTTATAACGTTTCTTGAGTGAATTGTACTTGTTTGTGATTTCTACTAATTCTTCCGAATTATCGGCGAAAGAATCTGAAAAATCTTCAAGAAAAGCTATTGCATTTTCGCTTTCGTCTTCCCCAATAAAAACCTTCAAAGATTTAAGCAATTCTTCTTTAGTACGTTTCATATTAGTATTCTCCATTCAGTACGGTTACACCGTTTATTTGTACTTTTACTTTTGCCATTTTACCGTTTACCGACAGCATTTCATCAAATCCCGCCTGCGATTTCGGGCCCCATTTTCCGTCAATCTTTCCAACATCATACCCGTTTGCTGTCAATGCCCTCTGCATCATCTCAAATTTTTCGCCACGTTGCATCGGGTTTGTAACTCTAAATCGTGTTCTCTCGATTTCGGGAAAAACAAGTATTTTGTTAGGAATGCCGTATTCGTTCCAACCGTCATTAAGGGTTGACATAATAATTCCGTCCACAAAACTTTTTGCTTCAATAATCAATGGAACTCCGTTTGCGTTTTGTCCGACTACATAACCAACATGGTGGATCCTGCCGCTTGAATTGCGCTTAAAAACACAAGCACCTGCCGCAAGCTCACCTTTTTCGGTGATATACTCAAGTGCCTCATCATCTTTAATACCACACCAGTTTGTATAGTTACCTGCCGCGTTGTTATCCTGTCCGACAAAAGCATCAATCAATCCGTTGCAGTCATACAAATATGCATTCTCTGTTATCCATTTTTGCGTTTTACTATCATATTCGCTTTTACTGTATGTTGACTGATAATATTTAGTATAAGCATAATCAAGCCGCCATTGTGTTGCTTTTTGTCCCGTTGTACCCATCAAATAATGCGCGGGGACTGTTCCGATCTCGCTGTCGGTTACACCGCAATAATAAGTACCTGCCAATAGTTTATTCTTAGGCAAACGCTTAAAAAGATATTTTACAAAATCTTCTGCATTTTTCATTCTTTACTCAACCTTTCGTAAAGTTTGCTGACAATAAGAGTATTATTATCAATAGTTTTTCTTAGCTCATTCACTTCTGTTTTATGCTCGTTCATAATTTCATTGATAATTTGCTGATTTTCCTTATCTTTTTTGACAATGTAACATGCAAGCGCTATCATTGCCGCAATCGACACGCCGTAAGTTGATATAATCTGAATCCATTGTTCCATAAATGTGACTACTCCTTTTTACTATAATTGCAAGGGAACTGTTTAACGTTAGTTTGTAAGACCTATTCAGCGGTTCAGTCGGTTTCACCCGCTACAATCTGAACTCGCAACGTTATTTTAAACATGTTCCCCGCAAAATTATTGTAACACATAGGTTTATTTTTGTCAAGCGCGTATTAATTTAAATGCGTTCGAAAACTCATTTTTTATTTTTACGGATTCATAACGAACAGCACCTACATTATACATGTTTCGCAACGTTTGAAGGCATATCGATTTTCGAACCGCTAATAGCATATTGGGCTGAAGATCCGAGTTTGTTAGTGCATATTTTATTAAACAGCTTTCATCAATATCACGGGATACAAAAATTAAACCTTCTTTATAATCTACCCATATTCCATAATTATTATTCATATATAATATCGTGAAATAATATTTCGCGCTTTGGGTTTTCTTTTGAACAAAATTTTTATTATCCCTCAAAAAATCGTTTTCCATATTGTATTTACCGTATGCAGTGCCGTTTATGATTGATCCAAATCGCGTTTTCATTGCCGCATTTGTATACTCTTCATTTTTTATAACCTCTACCAATATTTCATTATTAATGCGCTTTATAGTTTTATTTCCGTACGGCGGCACAATATTAAAATAGTCAAAATACGGGTTAGAAATTGTATACGCATTCGACAAAAAGAAAACTACAACATCTCGCAATCTTGCAATTGTTGAGTATAACTCTAAAAAGTTTGTTACTTCATCCTGCAAATAATGATAAACCCCTTTATCAAGTATAAATTCGTCAAAACATATTTTGCTTACCTTCGGGAACGGAATTGATTTTAAGATCTTCCCTGTTGATAGTGCTTGCGCCTGTCCCGCATATTCATCATTGATATAAAACATATTCCCTTTTACTTTAAATGCAACGTTCGGGAACTCTGGCTGTATATCGTCAAAAAACGATTTTAACCTTTGCGCTGTCACCTCCGTTTTATACCGCCGAATGTATATAAACTCATTTTTATTTTTTAAAAAATCCTGTATTGCCCATCGTTTAAAAGCGTATGTTTTACCTACGCCGCGCATACCAACGATAAAATTAAATAAACAATTATAACTCAATGCTTTTCCAATTTCATAATACATATTTTTAACCCTTTCTTACTGTAAATTCTGTTTCATCAAGTACAATTCCGCCCGCTGTATGTACAGGCCGCAATTTTCCGCCGTATTTTGCGCCTTCCGTAAAATTTTCAAAAGTAACTTGTGAGTGCAAATTTGCGGGCATTCCCGCACATGTTACATTTAGTTTCCCTTCAATTTCTTCAATATATGTTTTAGCTCTTAAAAACTTAGCTCTTGTAAAACTTGATTCATGTTTCCATGCTCCAAGTTTTACATCATCAATTTCCAATTCTTCCGGAATGTCATTTCCTAATAAATGCAGTGAATCAGTATCCGCATATAAAAAACGGTAAAATACTTTTTGCGCACTTGAAATTGTTTTGTATCTTGCCCATGCGGTTATAAATGCCGCGATCGGAATATAAATCGGTTTACGCTGTTCCCATTCCCCGAATAAATATCGTACATTGTCATTCAGCGGATCAAGTACAGGGATCTTCGAACGCACATTTGGATTCATGCCGAATTTGCCGTAAAGTGAATTCAGCATCAATTTCGCAATTGTCCGTAATGGTTTATTACCATCTATCGTTGCTTGTTCTTTTACAGCATACCATTTATCAATATATGAACGAAACATAATATTCGAACTCTTCCATTTCCAACCGCCGATATATTCTATGTTATAAATATCATAATGCGCTTGAAACAATTCCATATCTACGGAAGTTAAACACAGTGTAACATCTTCACCGTTGCTGTCAATTATATATTCAGTTGGATTGAATGCAGTGCTGTTTTTTAGCTGTATTGTCGGAATATAATTTTTCTTTAATTTGAAATTGCATCGTATCATTTGAACATATAAATCATATAAATTATCTTTTTCATAATTACCATCATAATATATTGGGTCTCCGTATGGTAAATTGCAATAATACATAACGGAAGGATATAAGGAATTTACATCTAACACAATACCGTTTCCGACCACCTTGTTAACAAAACGAGGATTTGCAAAAGTAAAACCACCCCTATAACATTGCCGAACGTCAGCATCGTAATTAGGTTCGGGAAACCACCTTGAAAAGCATTTTTTCGTTATAATTTCCTTATAATTTGTCATTGCGTTGCTTGCCGTTGTATTTTTTGTCAAACCCTGCTGAAATAATATTTCAAGTGCTTGAGCCACAATTTGACAGTCATTGCGCAAATAATGTATCTCATCAATTGTCAATTCATGCCCAATTTCACGATCCGCCGTATAGTCAATTTCTTCTTTTTGTATTGGTAAATTAAAGGCCTTTGCAATTTCCGCAACCTTAAACGGTAAAAGTTTTAAGGAATCTAAAAAAGTTATTTTGTGATTTTTCTTTTTTAGAATCTTAAAATACATTGTTATTGAATAAAATATTCCTTTGTCGCTTATAAGCGTCTGAAACGTATTCGGTCGCTTATCTTCATCTGTTATATGAGACCATCCATTTTTTAATAAATGGTAAATTATAAACTCTCCATCAAATTTTAAGTTATGAAAATATATCGTTTCTTGTTGCTTCGATAATTCTTTCATCTTTTCAAAAAACGATGAAATATTATTTCCGTAAATGAAATTTGAGATATTGCCTATTTCACATAACCCCCAAGCCCACACTCTACAATCTTCGATATTTGTTGTTGTTTCAAAGTCAGCAACATACATTCTTACAACCTCATGATATTATCGTAAATAATTTCCCTTTGACTTTCACGCTCAACGGGATCGCGATAAAACAGTATAAACAAATAATCTGACCCTAAACTTGCGTTTATAAAATCCTCAATATTGACCGAATGTATTTTGTTTTTTATTTCTTTCAATCTCGAATCGTTGCTGTCAAATAAATTATTTAGCATTGAAATATAGTTATTCCTGTATTGAACATTTTTTCTTTCAAGATAATTCGGTTGAGTTTGCGTATCAAGCGAACGCAAATATGACGGCATATCACGCATACTGATTTGATCTATATCCTGTTTAGGCAGTAAATTAACATCACGCATTCGGCCCATTTGCGCTAAATTACCTTTATCAATTTCCCCCACCTTCGCACGTTGCATTGCGCGGCGTTCATTTATTATTTGTAATTGCTTTTTTGCCTTCCTATATATTGCATCGGGCAATTCAACCCCTTTTTCTGTTTTTACTGTCTTATATCCTCCCTCCATAAACTCTTTTATTACAGCCTTTGTATCTGCAACATCGGGGCTATCTTTCAATTTTGAATACGATAATTTCTCAACTTTAAAACCCCGCTTTTCAAACCTTTTTGCTTTTTCGTTATATGCTTTTACCATTTTCTTTAATTCGGAATCAACAGTAACTTTCGGCCTTGCTGTAAATGCTTGCAATTCCGATATTATACTTTCAATGTTTGCGCCGCTGTTTTTTATTTTAGAAACATATACCTTTTGCGGGATAGCTATATATTGCGCTGACAGTTGGGCCTTCTTTTCGAGCCTCTTTATCTTCATATTAAAGTTTTTTACCGCTTTTCGCAATAATTCATCTTGTTTTGTCATTATATCACGTCCTTTTTAAAATTTCACGCACTATAATTCATCGGTTATAGTGCGTGAACCTTTTTATTGATATATTGTATTCCCTGTTTTAGATATTATTTTGTGACAATATCCAAAGTAAAGATTCTATTCGCGCCGTTTGTAATCTGTCGAACGCGAACGGGAATACCTTCTTCCCATGTAGGTGACCCATACAAACCGAAAATTCGCTTAAGGGAATTATAAATTCCATATGATGTTGCAGTATATGTATGACCGTTTACATCTATCAGCGTTACGCGCGGCGTTGTACGGACTTCGCCCGTTTTTTCATCGACAATCTCAACAGGTTCGATTATAACATCTTTCATTACAATTTCCTTGCCGATATGATCGGCAATCTTGACTTCGGGCGAATTGAGTGCGTTATACAATTTCGCCTTATCGTCATTGCTTTCAGCAACAAACGAACTGTAAATTGACGTGGTTGCCGTGTTGATACCGTCAAGGATCTCATTTTTCTTTGTGTTGGTTGTAATAATTTCGTTCATATTTTTGCCTTTCTAAGAAAACCATTTATTGTATTTTTTCGGTTTCCTTGACACACTGTTTAACAGTGTGTTTCGCCTTGTTCCCGCAAGGCTCATCGGAAGGATTTCAAAACACTAAATACGATACTAACTTATGCCGCGTTGATTTCGGGCAATTTGTATACCATTTATAGCCAACTCCATAACGGCCATTATACGGAGCGATTATACCAAGTCGTTTTCGAGATACATATCCGCGGGCCATTGAGTTGATAGCAGCATAGTGCAGTGATGTTATATCCACAAGCGACATAACCAAATAGCAAGCAATATCTTCTAAATCAAAGATTTTGTATGTTCCCGACCGCTTGTTATTATCTGTCATTGCGTAAAATGTACCCCATTTTGCTTCTACAATTTGTTTAGCAATTTCATTCAAATCAACAGGCAATTCTTTTTTGCCAAATATACGATTTGCAATATCATCATATTCAATTCGCTCTTTCGTTTCAGCGTTTACAAAATAAATCATTTTCATCCTTTCGTTATTCCCACCCACCCCACCTCATAACTTATTTACACTTCGACATAAACGATGAAATAATTATCATCTTCCGTCATCATTGATACGTTTTTCACGTTGTATTCAGTACCATCATCAGCGCAAACGCATTCTTTGATACTATGATAAAGCATAAATTCATCATCATACTTTACCGCCATACACCGACATTTAAGCGGTTGATATTTGGCAAGAATTTTTGCATAAGCCGCGGTGATCTCTTCATGCGGTTTTACAAACAGTTGCCACATTTTGACTAATTTCATTTTGTTCCCCTTTCCTCCCAAACATATTTCATGCGGCGTTCAAGATCAGCCAAAAAATCAATTCCGCACGTTTCCGCAATCGTAATGAGTTTTTTGCGCAACATAGTATATTGATTATCAGCGTTGATTCGTTCGCTCAACGATAGTTTGCCATAATAAAAACCTTGCTCTGCCCAACTCCCAATCATCCTGTCAATGATAGTGTTCACCTTTTCATAGTCAAACATTTCCATAGTATTACCTTTCGTACGTTTTACGGCCGCCGCCCGAATTGTGGTTGGCTTCCCTTGACCACGCCTATAGTATAGCATGTTTGGATCGGCAATGCAATAGGTTCGGAAAAATATATAAGGAATGAAGGATAGTATAATCACTTTGTTGGATTGAGTTTTTTCTATTGTGGATTGAAGAAGTAGTATATATCTTTAAAATTGTTTGGTATATAATTGGTGTGTATTAAACTATGATATTGTTATGATGTGAAGAACATGAAATATATTTTGATTTATTATTCTATGGTATTGTTATAAATTGAATGAGATTAAATATATTTTACGAATAGGATTATATATTTTTATAAAGTAATTTGTAATATTATGTTGTATGTGTTTTATAAATTGATTGCGATAGAATATATTGTTGTGGGTAGGTTATATATATTATTACATTTTATTGGGGAAGATTATATATAAAAAAGGGGAATCCTCCTT